TGCTCCAGCACCTGCTCCAGCACCTAGGTCACGTGCTTCGGCGCAGGCAGTGCTAGATTTGATTGCACAGGCCGAAAGCAGGAATAATCCTCAAGTCATGTTTCCTAATCAAGTAATACCTAACTTGACCGAGAAAACCATTCAAGAAGTATTGGCATTACAACAAGAGAGAGTAACCGAGTTGAGATTAAGTTCGTCGGCGGCAGGAAAATACCAAATCATACAAGCAACCTTATCTGGGTTGGTCAATAATGGTGCAATTGGTCTTGATGATAAGTTTAGTATTAACACACAAGATCGAGCCGGACTGGCATTGATTAACGAAAAAGGATTTCAACCTTATAGTCAAGGCCGAATCTCGCCTGATCAATTTGCCACAAATCTTGCTAGTATTTTTGCTGCATTGCCAGGCCCTAACAATAGAACAATGTTACCTGCTGGTGGTCTAAACCGTGCATTAGTGACTAGGGAGCAGGTTATGAATGTATTGGGTGCCAGATATGGCGGAGTATTATCCGGACCTGCCAGCGGATATCGAGCCACTTTACACGGAACCGAAGCAGTGATACCACTGAGTGGTGGTCGTAGTATTCCGGTGGAAATGCCAGGTTTTACTGATGGATTACGAAAATTATCTGAAGTCATGAATGCTCAGACCAACAAGCTAGATGATCTAATAGAAATGATGCGTGTGGGCAACACCATCAGCAAAGATATGTTGCGATATCAAAGAGCATGACCATAAATACAGAATTGAGAACATAACATGAGTTGGCGCAAATATTTTAAAGTAGCAGATCTCAGTGGGCAATTAAGTCCAATCAATGGTGGTCGTGATCAAGGCCTACCGGGCTATGGTCGCAATGATGGGCGCGGAGTCAGTGCAGCACAGACAGATTTCAGTTTTAAAAACTATGCATCACGATTGCCAGAAGTCTATTCGGGTCATCCCAATCGTATTGAGCGATATAATCAATACGAAAACATGGATTCAGACAGTGAGATCAATGCCTGTTTGGACATTATTTCTGAGTTCAGCACACAGCTCAGTGAACAAAATCTAACTCCATTTGAAGTGTCGTATATTGACAAACCCACAGATCACGAAATAGAAATAATTAAAAAACAATTACAACAATGGACTCGTCTCAACGAACTTGATCAAAGAATTTTCAAATTATTTAGAAATACCATCAAATATGGTGATCAAGTTTTTGTGCGAGATCCAGAAACATTCAAATTGTTTTGGGTGGACATGAGCAAAGTCAGTAGAGTGATTGTCAACGAAAGCGAGGGCAAACGTCCAGAACAATATATCATTAGAGATATAAATCCCAATTTTCAAAATCTCACAGTGGCAGCAAAAACCACAACAGATTTCATGGTCAATCCGCCCACAGGTGGATATATGGCCAGCACTGCCTATACCATGCCCAATCAGGCCTATGACAATCAAAGTAGATTTACTCGTGCAGTCAATGAAACCTGTATAGATGCCAAACATGTAGTGCATTTGAGTCTCAATGAGGGACTAGACACATTTTGGCCATTTGGTCGCAGCATACTAGAAAACATATTCAAAGTTTTCAAACAAAAAGAATTGCTAGAAGATGCTATACTGATTTATCGAGTTCAGCGGGCACCCGAACGACGAGTTTTCAAAATTGATGTGGGTAACATGCCCAGCCATATGGCCATGGCTTTTGTGGAACGTGTGAAAAATGAAATGCATCAGCGCCGTATACCCACATATAACGGTGGTGGTCAGAGCATGATGGACAGCAGTTATAATCCACTGAGTATCGGCGAGGATTTTTTCTTTCCAGTGGGTGCCGACGGGCGTGGCAGCAGTGTTGATGTATTGCAAGGTGGTCAACAGTTGGGCGAAATTGACGATCTCAAGTATTTCAACAACAAAATGGCTCGTGGTTTGCGTGTGCCCAGTAGTTATTTGCCCACCGGACCCGATGACAGTGATCGCGCATTATCAGATGGTCGAGTAGGAACTGCCTTGATTCAAGAATATAGATTCAATCAATACTGTGAGAGATTGCAGTCATTGTTGGCACAAAAGCTCGACGAAGAATTTAAAATGTTTATGCGTTGGAGAGGATTCAACATCGACAGTGGGTTATTTCAGTTGAAATTCAATCCTCCGCAAAATTTCGCCAGTTACAGGCAAAGTGAATTGGATGGTGTTCGTGTGGCAGTATTTCAGACCATGGAGGCTTATCCTTATATCAGTAAACGTTTTGCTTTGGAAAGATTTTTGGGATTATCGCTAGAAGAAATACAGAAAAACGAAGAAATGTGGCGAGAAGAACGCAGTGAGCCAGAATTGCAAACCACATCAGGACAAGATTTAAGATCAGTGGGAATTACCCCAGGCGGATTAGAAACTGACATTGATGTGGGTCAAGAACTAGCTGGGTTACAGCCAGGTGAGATTGATCAAACTGGTGCAGTGCCCGCTGGCGTAACTGCACCCGCTGGCGTAACTGCACCCGGTGGCGTAACTGCACCCGGTGCTCCTGGTGCCGGTGCCCCCATAACGGCGCAACCTGCATAAATACTCATATGATACTCAACGAATTATATAATCGCAGTCCAGATGCCTATCAAAATATCAAGGATGACAATAGTCAACCTCAATTAGGCGATCTCAGAAAATCAAAATTGACATTGTCAATGTTGAGAAAATTGCGAAAACTCAATGATGTAAAAATGTCTGAATACAATGAAAAACTCAAAGATATCAGACTTCAATACGCCCCACCGGCGCAACCCATGATATAAAAATACAAAAATAATCAAAAAAACCCAAGATTTCGGTGGTTTTTTTGATTATTTTGTAAATATATCAGTAGATTAATTCACCCCCCCCTAACACAAAAGGAGTTTACCGTAATGAAAAACCGTTTTGAGCAATTGATCGAATATGTGATCAATGATGAGGAGCAAAAAGCACGAGAACTATTTCATCAAATAGTGGTCGAGAAAAGTCGTGAAATCTATGAGAATCTCATGCATGAAGAAGATGATGCCATGGGTCGCATGGACAAGTATGATGAAGGCATGGGCGGAGATCAAGCCGATGATTTAATCGACGACATTTCAGTTGAAGAACAAGGTCTTGCCGAAGAAGATGAGGAAAGCGATCTTGAAATTGAAGTCAGTGGTGACGAAGACATAGGCGACATGGATCAAGAAACTGACAGTGATGAAGATCGAATTGAAGATCTCGAAGACCGTGTCATCGATCTCGAAGATGAAATTGATCGTCTAATGGCCGAGTTTGACAGTGTCATGGGCGGAGATCAAGACAGCGAAATGGATGCAGATATGACTGATGGAATGGATGCCGAAGAAGTCATTGATGATGAAATGGAAACCGAAGGCATGATGAAAATGCCCATGGAAGAAGCCATTAATCTCAAAGCAGCACCCAAGCCAGTGACCAGTGAAGAAGGTGGTATCAACACCAAAAGCACGGTAGCAGCCAACAGTGGTAGTCGTGGTGCCATGGCTCATCCTGTCAAAATGACAGGTGATACTGCACAAGGACGTCCAGCTCCTACTACCAAGGATCTAGTTGGTCGTGTGCAAAACACACCGGCACAAGGGTCGGTCAAGCAAGAAGCAGCTCCCAAGCCACATCTTGCACAGGCCTCAGGTGTGAATACTAAAACTCCATTTCCAAAACAATAAACGATGATCAAAAGTCCACAATATCTCAAAGAGCATTTGAACTTTGTTCAAGCCAAGATTCGTGTATTGGCCGAAGATGCGCCGGATGGCACTGGTAAAAATTTGTATATGGAAGGAATATGTATACAAGGTGGTGTTAAAAATGCCAACGAACGTGTTTATCCGGTTCATGAAATCGCCAACGCAGTCAAGACCATAAATGAACAATTAGAGTCTGGATATTCTGTGTTGGGGGAAGTAGATCATCCAGATGATCTCAAAATCAATCTTGACCGTGTGAGTCACACTATAGATAAAATGTGGATGGATGGTCCTTGTGGTTATGGAAAATTACGTATATTGCCAACTCCCATGGGTCAACTGGTTAAAACCATGCTTGACTCGGGAGTCAAACTTGGAGTCAGCAGTCGCGGCAGTGGCAATGTCGACGATCGCTCGGGACATGTCAGTGACTTTGAAATAGTCACTGTAGATGTGGTTGCTCAACCCAGTGCACCAAATGCATATCCTCGTGCAATTTATGAAGGTCTTATGAACATGAAATATGGCCATAAAGTATTAGAAATTGCCCGAGAAGCTGGGTCTGACAATAAAGTAAAAAGATATTTGAAAGACGAAATTGCTCGTTTGATCAAAGATCTTAAAATAAAGGAGTGAAGCATGTTCGATGCTATAAAACCGTTACTTGATAGCGGACTCATTAACGAGGACATCAGCCGAGAGCTCAACGAAGCTTGGCAATCCAAGTTAGATGAAGCCCGTGAAACGCTGAAAATTGAACTCCGTGAGGAATTCGCCCAGCGTTATGAACACGACAAGTCAGTAATGGTGGAAGCTCTTGATCGGATGGTCACAGAAGGTATCGCAACAGAGATTCAACAACTGCAACAAGAAAAAGCTGCAATTGTGGAAGATCGTGTCAAGTCGCAAGCCAAACTCAAAGAAAGTTCCATAAAATTCAACGATTTTATGGTAAAGAAATTGGCCGAAGAAATCAGCGAACTCAGAAAAGACCGTCAAATGCACAACGAAGGTTTCGAGAAATTGGAAAAATTCATTGTGCATCAGTTGGCTCGTGAAATCACTGAATTTACTCAGGACAAACGTGACCTAGTGGAAACCAAGGTTCGATTAGTCTCTGAAGCAAAATCTAAACTGCAAGAACTCAAACAGAAATTTGTGCAAAGATCTGCAGCTAAGATGAGTGAATCTGTGAGTCGACATCTCAAGGGCGAACTCACCCAACTCTACGAAGATATCAAAGTTGCTAGAGAAAATAGCTTTGGTCGACGTATTTTTGAAGCATATGCTGCTGAGTTTGGCGCAACTTATCTCAACGAAAAAGCTGAGATGCGCAAACTACACAACATAATTGCTGCAAAAGCACAACAGTTGGAGGAGGCCACTAAAATCAATCAAAAGATTCATGGTTTGGTTGAAAGTCGTGAACGCGAAATACGTATGCTGAAAGAAAATAACCAGAGATCACAACTCATGGAAGATCTTTTGGCTCCACTGAATCGCGAAAAACAAGAAGTCATGCGTAATTTACTCGAAAACGTTCAAACTACTCGTCTGAAATCGGCTTTTGAGAAATATTTACCAGCAGTGCTGGCTGAACAGAAATCAACAACAAAATCTGTTATTTCAGAATCTGTTACCGCAGTAACTGGTGATAAATCTGCCCAAAACCAAAATCTCAAACAGGAAGACACCCGTCATAATGTCATTGAGATCAAACGTTTAGCAGGGCTATAATAAAAAGGAGACTGTAATGTCAAATGTTTTACTAGAAGATCGTTGGGACGAAACCAAAGAAGCCCTGCTCGAAGGACTAAAAGGTAGTCGTCGTAACAGCATGAGTGTTATACTTGAAAACACTCGTAAATACCTCAAAGAGAATGCCAGCAGCGGCTCAACTGCTGCAGGCAATATAGCTACACTTAATCGTGTGATTCTACCAGTTATTCGACGTGTCATGCCTACTGTGATTGCCAACGAACTAGTCGGCGTCCAACCCATGACCGGTCCTGTTGGTCAGATCCATACACTACGTGTCCGCTATGCTAATACCATGAACGATACCAGTGCTGCTCAAACCAGCACCGTGGCCGGCGAAGAAGCTCTTAGCCCATTTAAGATTGCACAGGCCTACTCCTCAGCTAGCTCAACTACTACTGGCGTAGTATCACCTAATCAATCAATTTATGGCGGCGCTAATACCACAACACTGGAAGGCAGCGGCGGTCGACAGATTTCTGTCCAGATTCTCAAGCAAGCAGTTGAAGCTAAAACACGTAAACTACAAGCTCGCTGGACATTTGAAGCTGCACAAGACGCACAAGCCATGCACGGCATTGACGTAGAAGCTGAAATCATGGCAGCTCTTGCTCAGGAAATCACAGCTGAGATCGACCAAGAAATCCTACTCAGCTTGCGTAGCTTGGCCAGTACAGAGTTTACTTATAACCAGGCCACTGTGTCTGGCACAGCTACATTCGTTGGTGACGAACATGCTGCTCTAGCAGTTCTTATCAATCGTATGGCTAACTTGATTGCTCAACGCACACGTCGCGGCGCTGGCAACTACGCTGTGGTCAGCTCTGCTGCTTTGACAGTGCTACAAAGCGCCACTACCAGCGCATTTGCTCGCACTACAGAAGGCACCTTTGAAGCTCCTACAAATACCAAGTTTGTGGGCACTCTTAACGGCGCTATGCGTGTGTTCGTTGACAGCTATGCCAGCGACACTACACCAGTTCTAGTTGGCTACAAAGGTAGCTCAGAGGCTGATGCTCCTGCATTCTACTGCCCTTACATCCCTCTGATGTCAAGCGGCGTGGTGCTGGATCCTACCACTTTTGAACCAGTGGTCAGCTTTATGACTAGATATGGCTACATAGAACTCACGAATACTGCATCGAGTTTCGGCAATGCTGGTGACTATGTCGGCGAAATCGCGGTGAGCAATTTGTCCTTCTCCTAATCAGAGAAGTTGCTTGACATAATCAAAAAACCCACTTCGGTGGGTTTTTTGTTGCCCAGCTAAATAATTTTTACAATGTATAAAAAACCAGGACAAGTCAGCTCCATTGGCAGTTATAGGTCATCCGGCAGTGGTGGTATCTCAATAGTCACCGAAGATTTGCAATTATATCTCAATGCTGCAAATTCCAGTAGTTATCCAGGGTCAGGTACCAGTTGGTTTGATTTGAGTGACAATGCTTATACTACCACACTAGTAGGATCGCCTGCGTTCAACACTACCTATTTCACTTTTGATGGCACCACAGAGTATGTAGACACTAACCAGAGTCTGGCAGCAGAATCATTCTCTGTAGGTGCTTGGTTCCGCTCATCAGCCACCGGCATCCGAATGATCCTGTCAAAAGAAGTCGCAGCAGGTAATCCCTGGAATTATAGAATGTGGCTCAATAGTGGAACACTGATAGGAGACATGAGCCAAGTCACCACACAATCCAGTTTGCAACATGCCGGCGGATACAACAACGGACAATGGTATTTGGCCATGTTT